TAGAAGCACGATGGGTGAATTTTTTGCGCGTGGTTTTATTGATGTGGCTTGCAAATGACTCCTACACAACGCAGCCTTGAGGCTTTGCGGAAAGAGGGCTATTTGCCGGTGGTGGTAGAACGGTGGAACCCGTTTGCAAAAATTAGACAAGATTTGTGGGGATGGGCAGACATTCTTGCTATTCGAAAAAATGAAGTTTTGGCAGTACAGGTAACTAGCGGAAGTAACGTTTCTGCAAGAATAAAAAAAATTCAAGAGTCAGAAACAATAGCAAAAGTTAGAGATGCGGGAATTAGGATAGAAGTTCATGGACATAGTAAAAATTCTAAAGGAAAATACGTTATGCGTATTGTTGATCTTTCTTAGGAAAAACTATGGAAATTTGGGTTCCTGTTTATGGACTTCCTGCTTATCAAGTATCAAATTTAGGAAACATTAAAAGAATTGCTCATGTTGGTTTTCATAAACGATATGGGAATAGAAATTTCCAAGAAAGAATGTTAAAGCCAGCAAAAAATAATGATGGATATTTAAGATTAAACATTGGCAAAAAACACAAATTTGTTCACGTTATTGTTTTGGAATCATTTGTTGGTCCTAGGCCAAAAGGAATGCAAGTTTGTCATAACAATGGAAAGCCCGATGACAATAGATTAGAAAATCTTAGGTGGGATTCTCCCAAAAATAATGTTCAAGATAGAAAAAAACATGGGACATATCAATACGGAGAAAAAAATCATCAATTCAAATATTCAAAAGAATTAAAACAAGAAATTATTGCTTCTTTGGAATCTGCAAAAATTTTGGCAAAACGTTTAAATATTTCCGAAGGTGCAATTTATTCAATTAGGCACAAACATAAAAAAGACGTTTCTAAGGTGGTTGACATATCATAAAATCCCAATTACCTACTTGACATACTGTTAAGCAGGGTTAATACTCTTTTTAGTTTTCTTTGCAAAGGAAAAAATTATGGGCAAGATGGACGGTATGAAAGGCGTAAAAAGCGTCACTGGCGCAACGCCACCAAAGGGTGCTGCAAGCAGCGACTACAGCGGCGAGCGTATGGGTAAGCGTGTTGGCGGCGTTGCTATGGGTAAAGAGGATCAGGTTGGCGCAGATAAGCTGTATAACACTGGCCGCACTCCTGGCATCTGCTACACACACACTCGGTCTGACTACAGCAAATGATACTGCCTACTCAAGATAGAATTCTTGTCAAACCTGATGTAAGGGAACTTTCTCAGGTTTTGGTCGTTAAAAACACCGAGCCTTACAACATGGGTACGGTGGTGGCTGTTGGTCCCGGCAAGTTGGACAAGCGCGGGAACAGAAAGCCGATGGACGCAAAGCCTGGTGATCGTATCCGGTATGGCAACGGGGATTATCTTGATTGGCCGATCATTAGTCACGAAGGCGAAGAATTCCAGCTTATTCAGGAAGCTGACATTTGCTGGATTGAACATTGAAAGGTTAGAAAATGAGCAATACTAAAGCAGTCGGCGTTGCATACGCTGATCCGGCACTAGATTTGGCGGCTTTTACGGCTTATACGGTGGCTACAGTGCCTCCTGTCAGCCCTGCTGGTCAACTGATCTATGTGTCTAACGGTGCGGCTGGAAGCCCTGTAATGGCTTTTTCAGACGGTTCCAATTGGAAGCGAGTAGATACGCTGGCAAATATTGCAGCTAGTTAATTGAAAGCGGATGCTGGCAATGCCAGACGCAGCGAGTAAATGACAGTTGGAAAGACAACTCGGGACAAGGCATCTTAAATTCGATCGAAACGGGGGGAATGCAGATACCCGGCCTTGGATGACGCTGACAGCCGGGAAAAGACCGGCGCTAACAAAAAAAGGTAGGCCATAGGGTGACAGGTGCATAGTGCAACCGGCCAGCAGGGGAATGCAACCTGCCCTTCTTTGTTGGTGAATGCGTAGGCTGATACGCGGCACGTTGTCATGGAACCTGCGGCGACTGGTACTAGGCCGGTTTAACCGGCTGCTATGAAAAATCCCGTGCGCCCTAAAGCCGGAGATCAGCACCGGCCACCAACTTAACTTATGGAGGCCATAAATGTCGTTGAAAAAAGGTAAATCAGAAAAGTCGTTTAAGGAAAACATCAAGACTGAGGTAAAGGCTGGTAAGCCAGTCAAGCAAGCCGTTGCCATTGCCTATGCTGTTAAACGCGAAGCACAAAAGCCTAAGAAAAAGTAATGCAAATAATTGAGCGCAAAGTTGAGGATTTAATTCCTTACGTCAACAACAGCCGCACACATTCCGATCAACAAGTTGCTCAAATAGCTGCCAGCATTAAAGAATTTGGGTGGACAAACCCTATTTTGGTGGATGGCGACAAAGGCATTATTGCCGGGCATGGGCGGCTGATGGCGGCTCGTAAGCTTGGGCATATCAAAGTGCCGACAATTGAGCTCAAGCATTTAACGTCAGCGCAACGCAAGGCTTATGTTATTGCCGACAATCAACTGGCATTAAATGCAGGGTGGGATACGGCTTTGCTGACCATAGAATTGCAAGAGTTAAAAGAGCTAGATTTTGACCTTGACCTGCTTGGTTTTGATCCAAAAGAATTGGACAAGTTGCTTGAGCCCGAACAGGTAGAGGGATTGACGGACGAGGATGCTGTTCCTGGCGTACCAGATGAGCCTAAAACCAAGCTTGGAGACATTTACCAGCTTGGAAACCATCGGCTGATGTGCGGGGATAGTACAAGTATTGACGCGATAGAAAAGCTGATGGATGGTCAGAAGGCCGATATGGTCTTTACTGACCCACCTTATGGGGTTGACTATAAAGGCATTAGTAATGATAACCGGGGTGGCCTTGAAGAATTGTTGCGCGGTGCTTTTGGTAATTATTTTGCAACATCAAAATCAGGCGCGGCGTGTTATGTATTTCATTCAGATAAATGCGCGGATATATTTCATCAAGTATTTAGAGAATTTTTCCATTTCAGCAGCATGATAATTTGGGCAAAAAATAGCCTAACATTGTCAAGAACAGATTATCAAAGCCAGCATGAGCCTTGTCTTTATGGATGGATGAAGGATGGCAAGCATTCATTTTTTGGAGACAGAAAACAAGTTAGCGTTTGGAAATTTGAAAAAGAGCGTGTAGAAGGACATACAACTCCAAAGCCAGTTGCTTTAATTGAAAGAGCTTTGCAAAATTCAAGTAAAGGCGGCGATATTGTTTCTGATTTTTTTGGCGGTTCTGGAAGCACAATGATTGCTTGTGAAAAGCTAGGAAGATCGTCAAGGCTTATGGAGTTAGACCCTAAATACTGCGATGTAATAGTGAAGCGTTGGGAAGATTTCACAGGCAAGAAAGCTGTGTTGCTTAATAATTAACCTTCGGAAATAGAAATAGCCAAAATGCAAGGTGTTGCTCACGTTCCAACTGAAGATAGCCGGAAACTTGTGCGGACGTTGGCCGCTGTTGGTATTCGTCATGAGGACATAGGTGCAAAGCTTGAGATCAATACGGATACGTTGGTCAAGTATTACCGCAAGGAATTGGACGATGGCCGGATAGATGCGAATGCCGCGGTGGGCAAGACGCTTTACGAGCAAGCTAGGGCGGGTAATACGTCCGCGGCTATCTTTTGGCTCAAAACCCGCGCAGGATGGAAAGAAACGCAGGTCAACGAGGTAACAGGGGCTGATGGGGTTCCGTTGCTCTCAGGCATAGAAGTAAAGTTCGTAAAGCCGTCATGAGTGACGCACTACGCAATGCCATCACAAGGGCAGAGTTTCCAGAAAAGCTGTCCATCCTGTTTGAGAAGTCGCGTTACAAGGTTTTGTACGGTGGACGAGGTGGCGCTAAGTCTTGGGGTGTTGCCAGAGCCCTGCTAATCTTGGGAGCCAAAGACCCGTTGCGCGTCTTGTGTGCTCGAGAATTCCAGACTTCGCTGAAAGATTCCGTCCATAAGCTGCTGTGCGACCAGATTGAAGCCCTAGGGTTGTCTACGTTTTACGAGATTACCCAAGCAACGATTAGGGGCAGGAACGGCACAGAATTTAACTTTGTTGGCTTAAAGAACAATGTTGCCAACGTCAAATCCTACGAGGGCGTGGATATTTGTTGGGTAGAGGAAGCTCAGACTGTTAGCCGCACAAGCTGGAATATCCTTATCCCTACCATCCGTAAAGAAGGCTCAGAGATATGGATTACCTTCAACCCTGAGCTTGAGTCGGACGAGACATACCAGCGGTTTGTAGTCCACCAGCCAGAAAATGCGCTGGTTGCAAAGATTAACTGGTCAGACAATCCTTGGTTCCCAGAAACATTGCGGCTGGAGAAAGACTCGCTGAAGGCAAGAGACATTCAGGCTTATAACAACGTCTGGGAAGGTCTGTGCAGGGTTACGATTGACGGGGCAATCTTTGGCCGAGAAATGCAGGATGCTGAGTTCAACGGCAGGATTGGCAAAGTTCTGTACGACCCAACAAAGCCTGTTCATGCTGTGTTTGACTTGGGTTGGGCTGACCATACAGCAATCTGGTTCTTGCAATTTATTGGCATGGAAACCAGGCTGATTCGGTACTATCAAAGCACACAAAAGACGATGACCGAATACCTTTCCCTAATGCAAACCTATGGGTATTTTTACGATACCTTGTGGCTGCCGCATGATGCTGAGAATAAGACGCTGGCATCTAATGGTAGGAGCATTGAGGACATTGTTCGGAGCATGGGATTCAAAACCAGAATATTGCCGCGAGTGCCAGTTGCCGACAGTATTAACGCCGCCCGTACTATTTTCCCTAATTGCTATTTTGATAGAGAAAATTGTGCAGAAGGCTTACAATGCTTGCGACATTACCGATATGATGTTGACCCAGATACGGGACAATTCAGCAGAACTCCACTCCATGACGTTTACTCGCATGGGGCTGATGCTTTTAGATATATCGGGCTGATGGTAAATGAACCAAGGCGCGCCCAACGTAAACAGGTTCAAGTCGCGCCGCAACATTGGATGGCATGATGGCTGAACAAGACACTGGGATCGGCAACCCACTTATCGAAGAAGCAATATCGTTTCTTAAGTTTGCTAACGATGCCGACACAATGAACCGCCAGGAAGCTCTGGAGGATTTGAAATTCGTCGGTGGGGATCAATGGCCGGTAGAGCTCCAGAACAGCCGCAACCTTGAATCCCGTCCCATCCTAACCATCAACAAGCTGGATACTTATTGCCGACAGATTGCCAACCAGCAACGTCAGCAGCGTCCACGCATAAAAGTTCATGCCACAAATACCATCCAAGACGCAGCAGACGCAGAGGTTATCCAAGGCGTTATCCGGCATATCGAGACTGATTCCAATGCTGACCATGCTTACGATACCGCTTTTGATTACGCTGTTCGCATGGGTTGGGGTTTTATCCGCGTCAACACAGATTACGTTAGCCCCGATAGTTTTGATCAAAAGATAAGCATCGACCCGGTAGACAACCCATTTACCGTTTACTGGGATCCCAACAGCACAGCCCCCGATGGTTCAGACGCAGATCGTTGTTTGATTACGACGATGATGCCCAAAACCACGTTCCGCAAGCTTTATCCTGGCTATGACGATGGCGCAAGCTTTACCCAACGCGGTACAGGCGATGCCCAAAACGAATGGATTAGCAAAGAGGACATTCGTATTGCCGAGTATTTTTACACTTGGCGCAAAAAGTCTAAGCTTTACTTGCTATCAAACGGGCAACATGCCTTTGAAGATGAACTGCCATCCAAAGAAGATATGGCGGCATCTGGTATTACCGTTATTAGCAAACGCGACAGTTACAAAAAGGTAATTAAGTGGGTAAAGCTGACCGCTTATCAGGTTTTGGAGGAAAGGGATTGGCCGGGTAAATATATCCCGCTGGTTCCTGTGTATGGCCGCGTTACGGTTACTGGCGACAAGCGTAGGAAGTTTGGCATGGTGCGGTTCGGCAAAGACCCGCAGCGTATGTATAACTTCTGGCAGACCAGTTTGACCGAATCTATCGCGCTGGCTCCAAAAGCCAAGTGGATTATGGCTGAAGGGCAGGACGAAGGCCATGAATCCGATTGGGCGCAAGCTAACATTAAGTCAACGCCTTACCTGCGTTACAAGCAGACTGATATTGAGGGTCGCCCTGCGCCACCACCTACCAGGTTGCAGCCTGAGCCGCCTCCTGCTGGCGTTATTACTGCCGCGCAAGCTGTGGATGATGATCTTGCGTCCATTATGGGCGTGTTTGACCCAAATCAACTACCTACCGGCAACATATCTGGCAAAGCTTTGAATGGTCAGCAGCAGCAGATTGACCTGACGAACTTTGACTTTTACGACAATCTGACTCGTTCTATTCAGCACGTTGGCAAGATTTGCCTTGACCTAATTCCTAAAATTTACGATACCGAACGGGTTTTGCGGATTATTGGCGACGATGGAAAGCCAGAGCTCTTGACCGTTAACCAGCGCGATGCTGTTGGCCGCGTGATGAACGATGTAACGGTTGGCGAATACGACGTTGTTATGGAAACCGGCCCTGGCTACAACTCCAAGCGCCAAGAGGCTGTTGGCATGATGATGCCGCTGTTTGAGTCCAGCCCAGAACTGCGTCAGATTGCCGGAGACTTGCTGTTTAGGAACATGGACTTTCCGAACGCCGACATTATTGCTGACCGTTTGGCTGCGTCTAACCCGCTGGCTCAGATCGATACCAAGTCGGATGTGCCGCCACAGGTTCAGATGGCTATGCAACAGGCTCAGAAGCAAGTTCAGGATATGCAGCAACAGATGCAAGCCATGCAGCTTGCTATGAAGTATCGCACTGATGTTGAACAGGTGAAACAAGATGCTGAGACTAAGCGGGAGCTTATGAGGCAGACCGCTAAGGCTCATAACACTGAAACGATGGCGGAGGTAAAGGTAAATGACCAGAATACTCGCGCTATTACGAGCCAGAACAAGACGGAAATTGAGGCAATTGTTCAGATGCTCTTGCACCATATGGACACGGCTAGGCTGAACCAGGAGATTGACCGCCGAAATGCTGAACAGGCGCAATTCGCTATGCAAGCTGCTGCTGACATAGATCAAGGGCAAAACCCGCTTGCACAATGAATTAAGCAGGATTACTATTAGCAAAACCCTACCAATGGGGCTGCATTGGGTAAATT